ATTCGTGACCTGCCTGTTCACGATACTGGCATTTCTGACAGCCGTGTCCTGGCCACTGACCCTGTAACATCATGTTACGGTCTCTGATCTTCTCTGGTGTGTTATGAAAGTTTTTGAGTGACTTGGTGTTGCTTACAGACGCAGACCAACAAGAAGCAGTGGTGCCGTTCTGAATCCAGATTGTACTGTGCGACCATTTAAGTACACAGGCTGGTGATTGTTTGATTGGAAACATATGACAAGTACTTAGTTGTCATCATCATCAAAGTAATCGTCATCATAGTCATCCTCTTCTTCCTCTTCTTCGTGGGTATAATCTCGGATGACCCTGGCCATGTGCTCGTCTTCCATCAATTCGGAATCATTGATATCCACTACCTGATAACCTGCAACATCTATCAGATGTGCCAAAAGATCAGATGCGGCTGTGTGCAGTGATTCAAAATGTATGTGTTCCTTGTTGACTTCCCATATCTCTGCAATGATGTTTAATTCGTTTGTTTGGCTCATGCTACTAGTTATTCAGAAGTTATAGTTGTAGAACTTTTCGCGACAGTCTTTTCCACAGTCTTGTCCACAACAGGTTCCGGAGAAGGTTCTCCTCCCGTCTTGGGTTTGCCATAGTCAGTCATGACTGCATCCAAACATCCATCTTCGTTGCTTTCCCAGGCCTTCCTGAAGTATTTGTATTCCTTTGTCACACCCTTGTACAACAGTTTGTTGCCTTCCTTGACCAGTAGTCCGGCCTTTTCTGCCATGTCTACCAGACCCGAATATGGCGACATACCCGTTTCATATGGAATCTTGACCTGTACTGATTCAAAAGGTTTGTTGAATCTTGTTTTCATGACCTTACAAGCGGCCCTGATACCTCTGACATCTGTGACTTTGTTACCTGCCAAATCCTCTTTAAGTTTAAGTTTCTTCATGGCTATCACTATGCTAGAAGCATATATAAAGCCCTGTCCGCCTGATATTTTATCGTCTGGATCAAACATATCCTGTGAAGCATAAGTGTGGTTAGTGGCCACCAATCCTACATTGTATGAACCAAACATATTCACACAGTTTCTGACCAGTGCCGTCAGTGCCTTGGGCTTTCTACCCATGTCACCTTTAAGGTCACCTTTATCAAACTGATCCACATCCGTGGGAGTCAACAACATACCCAGAGAGTCTATCACAAACAAAACTTTGGTTCTGCTTTGTTCATCCTGTGTCTTGTAATCTTTCATGAATTCAACTATGGTCTTGGCCACATCATCTATCATGCTCATGTTCAGTTTCATTAACTTGTCTTCTGAAGTATCCACGCCCAATGCTTTGAGCCAAGGTTCATCCAGTGCATTTTCAGAATCTATTAACACACAGAATATGCCTTGTTCCTGTGCATGACGAATTATGTTACCAGATGCAATATAAGATTTACCAGCACCAGACTCTCCTGCTAACACAGTGACCTTGCCCAGTGGTATGCCTTTGTTGAAATCTCCTGAAATCAAATAGTTCAGTGCATAGTTTCCTGTGCTGATCCAATCAGTGGGATCATGAAAGCCTATGGAAAGGCCGTCAATACTTTTGGTTATACTCTTTCTAAATTTACTTACATCAAATGGTTTTGGCATACTTCTTTACTCCTTATGTGTGCATTATAAATTAAATTCATGTAGAAATCAACTATAAGATTGCTCAAAAATTACCCAAAAAAAGGGCGACAGTAATGCCGCCCTTTGACTGAGTTTTAAACAGAACAACTACTGTTTATTTTGTCTGCTTCTGATCATCGCTAGGATGTCTTCAGCTTTTGAGCCTTTACTGGCGCCGTCTGCTTGAGCCACTGGCTCTGGAGCAGGTTGTGGTGCGGGTGCTTCAACTTTCACTTCCGTTACCGGAGGAGTTGCTACCGTGGTAGCAGGTGCTGGAGTTGGAGCTGAAGTAGAGGGAGCATTACTCTTGTCTGGTGCGTTCACACCAGCGGGTCTGTAATATGCACCATAACGATCAGCGTCGTAAGGTCTTCCGTCCACAGAAGCCTCGAACATTTCCTTCATTACTTTCAGTTCTTGTTCACTAGGTTTCTTTGGGAGGAACTCTGATAAATTGTGTAGCCCATACTTGTCAACTGCCCCTTGTTCTTCGTCCGTCAATGCACTCTCTTTTCTAGCCCAAGAAGAGGTAGTGTAATCTGCATATCCGGCCTTAGAAGTTTTTGCGATCTTGAAGTCTAAACCTTTCATCGTATCAGTTGGAAGTTCTTCTAGTTCTGGATCCATGAGTGCTGACTTGATTGTGCCAAACAACTGTGGACCAATGATGAACCTCCTAACAGGATTCTCTGGATTTGAATCATCTGCAAGTGGATTGGATCTCACAAAGCCCTGGAAGATATAACTTCTCTTCTTCCAATACTTACGACCCATGTCTTCTAATGACTTGTCTTTGAACCAAGTTCTAACTTCTGCCAATATAGGACATGATTCGCCCCACATTTCAATACATGGTATTTGAACTTGTACATTTTTTGAGTCTGGTTGATTTTTGATTCCGTTGAACGGAAGTCTAATCATGTTTCTTTCTACCCAAAAGAATGAGTTGTTGGTGTCTGAGTCAGGTAGGAACCTAACAGTACAGGTGTCACCTTCGTTAATATTCCAATGTGGGTAGATTGCGTTGTCCGATGGACCCGAGCTAGTCTTGGTCTCTGCCGCTTGTAACTTCGCTCGTATTTCTGCTAAAGATGCCATAGTATGCCTCCTTTTGTTATGCCTATGTGTTGCCTTTATATGCCTAATAATAATGCCTTTCGGATTACTATGCAAGTATTTATCTAACCGAAACAGGAAGTGAGAATTTTTATGCCCACAAAGTTCTGTGAGGCTTGCTGTCCAAAAGTGCTGTTGGATTGTCTGTGTAGTACCAGAGATTGATTGATTTTCTATAGAATGCGTTCTGTGTAACACTCACACCATGTGTCGTGTCGTTGTTGGTGGCAAATATAATACAATGGTTCAATTTAGGTTCAATGGATTTTATTAACTTTTTGTCTTTGTCGTACAGTTCAAAACATCCACCATCGCCTTCCATCCAATCATCATTTAAAAAATACAACAGGTTCACTGCCCTGTATTTCTTGAGATCATTGTTGTAATTGAAGTCTATGTGTTTTTGTAGATATGACCCAGGTGGAAATATGTTCAGTCCAGCACCATACAGGTTCCAGTCCACTGTCAGTGATATGTTGAATGTGTCTGATAACTGTGCCACAAAATCATCAGCATATACCTTGTGCATAAACTTTTGCATGACATCTGGCAGGTTGGATATTTCTGACCATTCTTTTTTGTAACCATGCTCAGTCTTGAACTCCGTGGGCCATGCATCTGTCCATTCAGGAAACATTTGATACATCTGCAGAGCCATGTCATTGTCCACAAATGATTCTGAGTGACCGTGAGGCCAAGGGGTATCGTGTACTGTGTAATCCATATTGTAAAATATATATCTACTAGTCTTGTAGTGTTTGAATTTGCTGGTCCGTGAAGCCAAACTTATCTTTCAATATGCTGATAGCTTCATCTTGGTCCATGCCACCCAATAGGCTTAGGTGTGGATCGCGAACAGTTTTCATGGCAATCTTCTTTTGATGTTTGTCACCAACTGAACCCATGGTATGTCCTGCCTCTGTCTTTTTGCCAAACATTTTGTCTTTGACAGACTGTGGTAATCTCTTACCTTTGCCCCTCATGGGATACTTGTTCTTCTCACCCTTGTTGACCTTGGCCATGTGAGCCATGTAACCTGGAGTGACATCCATTTCTCTGACATCCTTGACCAATTCCACTCGTACCAGTTCTGTGCCCTGTGTCACGGGATTCAGTACAGTGGCATATCTTTTGCCATCAACCCTGCCCTTGAAGTCTGGATTGGTCCTGTTGAATTCTTTGTTGGTCATTACAATGTAAGCAGGTGATCCATCGTCCTTGTAATACACCTTGCGTTCTACCAGTTCTGCTTCAGGCAGATACTTTTTGTAAAAATCTTCCACATCTTTGAGATCCTTGAATGGTCCACCAATCTTTTTGTCTCTCTGGAATGCAAAGTAATTGTCTTTGTGCTTCATGGTATAGATACCATACTTGTTCATGCCCATGGACATATCTGCGTCTGCTACCAAGTCCTTGACTTCCATTGCACCTCTTTTTAAATTAAGGCTGGAATAGTTGCCTTGGTCCATTTCAAACTCTTGGCTGTCTGCTGTTCTGGACGCCGCTTCTCTGCGATCATCTGGTGATGCACCTAATGAAAACTGTTTGTTGACTCTGTCCATGTGGTACTTCCACAACTTTTTGGCCAAATCATGATCATACACACCTTTCATCTTTTTTCTCAATAAGTTTTTGACTATTGGAATAAATGATTGTTTGTATAACATAGCATCATTGTCTGACATGATTTCTAGTTCTCTTACTGTTTCTTCATCATAACCCTCTACTACTTTATTGGCCCATGATGTAAATTCTTGTGTTTCGTCCATAGCTGTGTTCTCTTGTTTGATTTTGTTTAATATATTTACCGCGTCCTGGACTCTTGTGTCAATCACCCTTTCTGTAAACAGTTCCTTGATGGAATCTGTCAGGTCTTGTAGTTCAGGTTGCGGATTGTCTTTGATTTCTTTGACCACTGCATCATAAAACTTTTTCTTCATCATTGATTTTACTTTGCGTTTGAGTTTGCCATAATGTCTAATGGCATCTGTGGTCATCTGTTGTGCTTCTTCGGATAACTCTTTTGAGCTGGTTGCTCGAATAAATCCAGCCAACACACCACAAGTATGTACACTATCGGTAATAAAAGTTCCCACTGTGTCATACGGATTACCTCCTTCGGCTATGTGCCTTGCCATGGCATGGCCTGCCCATAGTTGTTTGAATGGTAACTTGAATCTGCTACCATCATGTGTTTCCACATATAAATTTTTGATGTTGGTATATCTTTTCTTGGATGCACCATATTCGCCCACAGGCTTGTTGTGTACAATCTTTAGTTTGGTTGGACCTGCTGACCTTGTGTACGAAGTTTTTTTGCTACCATAATACTTGGACTCAGACAATGCGGCCATTGACTGCATTGACTGTTGTAACTTGCTCATGTCTTTGAGATCAAAGCTCAGCATCGACTTTCTTGCAAAGTGTCTGAGTTGATACAAGAAATCAAACCAATCTTCCTTGTCACCCACTTCCATGGCCTTGCCCACGGAATCACCATAATATACTTCCAATGAATCTTCTGGAGTGATGGATATCACCACCGTGCCATATGAATTGTCGCCCACTTTGTATTCAAAGCCAAAAACTATGGCTTCCTGTGGATCCGTGACTTCATTGCCTTTGTCATCACGCATGGTGATCTTGAAGTCCTTGGTGGTCAGTAAGTTGAACAGATTGAGTTTTATTTGTGATCTAGATAGCATAACTCTATTTATATCATAATGAAGGGCATGGGGTCCACATCTTGGTCCGTATGATCCGTCAGCCTTTCTGAAATTTCTTTGTGGAAGTTTTGTATGTGTGTGAGCATTCGCAAACACAACACAGTGGCCATCACCAGATCATCATGCTCGCCCAGTTTGGCAGAGTATGAATTACCTGATGCCACGAATGTTTTGATCTCAGATATCAATGGCTTGGATACTATTCGCATACGACCTGACTCCAGCAGTGTCTTAAATTTTGCACAGGCCAACAGTTTGTTCTTGTGTGTGGTGTTAAATCCCTTGCGATACCTACGAGCTGATCCCATCTTTTTGGTTTCTGATATGAACACACCTTCATAGTTTTGTTCACCATACTCCTCCAGAGATATCAGTGCGGCTTCACCAATGGTGTTGTTCTCCAATGAAAAATACACATTGTTTGCATTGCCTGAGTCAGAAGCAATCTGATTCACAATGGAATGCAGTATGCGAACCTGTTGTGGTATGGTTGTTTTGTTGTGTCTCCATTCTGCTACCTGCGATGTGTCGTTGGCACAGAATACTTCAATGGCAGAATGGTCTCCGCCGGTGCCCAGCGAAGGATCCAGCCCTATCACATATATGTGATCCTTCTTGATGGGTTGGTACCATCTGACCTGTCCTTCTGTACGGTGTGGTTCCTGTCCTTGTAAATCCATGAGTGTTGCTGACCTTATCAATGTTTCATCATATATGATAAATTCACAATCCATTTCTCTTCTGAATCGTTCATCTCCCAGTTTGGCCCTTTCTTCATCTGCCCACTTTTCATCTCTGTCAGGATGTTCATTCCAATAAGATCTATAAGCCCTGAATCCGTTCTCACCTACATCAGTGGTGTTGCCATTGGCATCTTGACATCTGT